ATAATGGATTATTTTGATTTAGTTTTTCTCCACTTGTAAGTTGTCTTTGTCCTATATCTAGTGTAATTGTATCTCCAATTTTATATTGTACTTTTCCATTAACATATCTTGTATATCACTTGTATTTTTCTTATCAAGTTGTTTTTGACTAAACTTTGATTGTCCTAGTGATTGTATTGAGTTTCTTGATGCATCTTGTTGCCTCCATAAAAAGTAATTACATACATCTTCCTTTGGTATATTAAATGCTCTTGCATCAAACATTGCTATACCCATTTTCTTTTGCCATTTATTAAATAAGTCTAAATTCTCTGGTTCATCTGAATTTGCATAACCAGACCAAGCTAATACCTTTTGTGTTACAAACTTATTAAAATACATTGTTGCTGCTGATGCTATTACTGAACATACCTTTTGTAATCTATAATCAAAATAACTATCAGTAGTTAATTTATCCCAGTCTGTTAATAATAAACTTATCTCATCAGACTGTGTATATGCTAACTTGCACCCTTGAACACTCAATATAAGATTTTCACAAACATATTGCATTACTTGTGATAGTATTTCATCAAATGGTTTATCTAAACCTCTTGTAAATGTGTGGAATGCTTTACCATCTATTCTTACTATAACAGGTGTTCTTTTTGTAAGTTTAACATCTGATACAGATTCATAATCTTTCATTCTATCACTTAATGTTTTTATCTTTGAATTTGACATTATATACTCCTCCTTAAAACTATTATTTACTTATTATACCTATATTATACTATAAGTTTTAAAATATGTCAAGGGTTTTTTCAAAATTTATTAAAAAATTTAAGACAGTTGAAATTTATACTTATAAACTTATATCAACTGTCTATCTAAAATAGTTTCTAGGGAAACCTGATAAAGAAGAACTATATTGTAAAATCATAATTTAAAGCTTTCTCATTTATATCTATCAACCATTTATTTATTTTATGATAATCTGGTGTCTTTTGTAATGTACTTTCATCATAGTATTGGTGTATCTCTTTATCTAATCTGTCAAACATATCAAATATTTCTTCTAATGTATATTTTCCTGCTCTTATATCTAATAATAATTTTCTCTCTTCTTCTGGTCTGTAAGAACAATAATCATGTGTTAATAATATTTGTTTTGCACAATATAGTAATCTTATAGCATGATAAGCAAATTTAGTATCATAACCAAATTTTTCAACTAAATCTTGTCTGCCAGTTCCATTTTGCTTCTTTATATCTAGTTTATACCTTTGTGACATTGCAAATCCACAAAACTTTTTATATATTTCCTTAGATAAAAATTCTTTTCTTATACTTCTTAACTCTTTTCCAAAATCATCTATATGAATTATATCTTCATCTCTACAAAATAGTATATCAATATTATTTGGTACACCTTGCATAGCGTCTCTAACAAATTTATTTATATGGCATATTACTATATCAATATCTTCTTTTGTATTATGTTCTCCAAAATTTTTACCACCAGACTTATTATATTCATTTATAGATTTTAATCCTAAATAATATTCTTTTGGTGGAATACATACACCCTTATAATCAGTATCAGATGTTTCTACATTTGTTCCATATATAACTGAACCTGCTTTAGTTAATAATATTGTTCTGTCTTCCAACCACATCATATTATCTGGTAGAACATGTTCTATATCTTTAAAACTAACTTTTGCCATTTATATCACCTCTATTTACTTATATTGAATAAAGCTGAAGTATTCTCACCCATCATAGTAGTAGGGAATTGTCCATTCCATTTTTCAATCATTTTTTGTTTAATTTCTAATTCTTTTAATTGTAATGTCTTATCTGTTATTTGATTATTTTGTAGTTCCATTACTTTTGCATCTTTTTCTGCAATACTTATTTCCTTTTCATTTTGAATTTTTTGTTTTTCTAATTCTGCTTGTGCAGTTACTACCTCTTGTTGTTTAACTGCTTTTGCTTCTATTGCTGCGTTAAAAGCATCACTAAAATCTATATTTGTTGTATTAAATTCTGTTATAGTAATTCCTCTACTATCTATTTTATTTGTTAATGATTCTCTAATCATTGAAGATACTTCTGCTCTTTTTGTTATTAACTCTTCTGCTGTATATTGTGCCATTACACTCTTAACACTCTCTAATATAGCAGGATTTATAACTATATTTTCAAAGTCTGTACCAACCTCTCTATATAATTTATTTGCTGTGTCTTTTCTTACATTATAATTTAATGCTATTGTTACTGATACTGTTTGTAAATCTTTGGTGCTACTTTCAGATGTAGCATCTATTTTCTTTGTTTTGCAATCTACTAATACAATTTTTTCTATAAATGGTATTTTACCATTTAGTCCTTCTTGTAATACATCGTTCTGTACTTTCCCAAATTGGGTCTTTACACCAACACATCCTGTTGGAATTGTTTTAAATGAATTAAATAATACTATTACTGCAACTATTAAAATTATACCTAATACAATCCATTTAATTGTCTTTCTGTTTTCCATTTAACATCTACCTCCAAATTAAATTTTGTTGACAGAATTTTTAAAACAACTCTGTCAACATTAATAACATCTTATCTATTTAGTCTAGTAATATCTAAAATTTGATATATTGCATTATCATTATTTGCACTTATTAAATCAAAATACTCTACACCTTTTTCTTTTGCTGCATCTTCACTTGTTGCTTTAACATCATAATATTTATTTACAAAGGGATTACCCTTTAATGATAAAAACTCTGCTTTAACTCTATATGTTGATATTCTATGTACATCTTTAGAATTACCTTGTTTTACATCAGGAGCTGTAACAGGTCCTTTCTCTGTCCAAAAATCTCTTCCTTGTGCTTTACTTTTATTTATTCTATCTATTCTTGCATTTGTTTTTAATATAGGTGTATATGCTCTTTTATTATTTAATTGTGCTTGTTTACACCAATCAAGTCTATCTATCATATCTGTATCTACTAATGGCATAAAAATAGAATTTTCTCTTAATTTCTTTCTATGTTTTAATGATTCTAATGTTTTATCATACACATCGCTATTATCATTTATATTTTTAAGTAATATACTCATTAAATTTAGGTCATCTCTAGTATATTTAACTTCTCTTCTTCTCATTCCTATTGCTTTTAATTTATTTTGACAATATGTATCTGTTGATTGAAATGGTTGTAACTCAATTTCATGTTCAACTTCTCTTCTATATTGCTCTAATATATCTTCATGGTCGTTTGTTAATCTAACTAATTTATTTTTGTTTTTTGCATAATTAGTTAATACTTCTAAAGCATATATAATTTCATCAAGATGAGAATATGTATCCCCAGAAATTCCCATTTGATTACATTTTCTTTCAAATGTATTATTAACTTCATCTATAATGGGTTGGTATCTATCTTCTGATTCTTCTGTTATTACTTTTACTATATCTGTTAATTGCTCATCTGTAAAGCCACTTTCTATTATTTTTGTATTATCTGCATTTTGTTCAGTAATATTTTCAAGTTCTTCAGGTATATCACCTGTCTTATGTATAATTATTTTTCCATTTTCTTTTAACTCTAAATCTCTTAAAAGTTTGTAGAATACATTTGCACCAAATACACCTTGATATTTTTTACAAAATTGAATATATACTTCTCTTTTTGTTTTACAATTTTTTAATAATTCAAGTACACTTTCTTTCATCTCATCTGTAAATTGGTTATATTTCTTAAATTCTAATTTACCTCTTCTGTTTGTTAAAGTATCAAGATATGTAGAATTATAGGAAACATTAAATTTCTTGTTTACTATATCCATACATTCTGATTTTGTATGGTTACTACATATTGTTTTTACAAATTCATATACTTCATCTGCTATTCCTTTATTAGATTTAGTTGTATTTTTATAACTTCTTGAATTAGCCATTCTATTACCTATTTCTTCTTTTGTTTCTGTTCTGTAATTTAATTTTCTACTTTTTGCAAAATATATTAAGTTGTTATAAGTCATTTTAGATTGTAATTCAGGAAATTTAGATTGTAATATTCTTAATGCTTCTCTTATTGTATTACCATTTACTGCTTTAGCAACATCATCATATATGCTAGAATATATAGATTGTTTTATAAGCTTAGATTGATTATCTGTAACTTTTGATACTCTACTTGTTTTAATACCTTTTTTAGATAATCTTTGTCTAAATGCTACTATTGTTATATCTTTAAGTACATCTATTTTATTTCTAACTTTTTCTAATATTTCTGCTGATGTATAACCTTTATCTACATAACTTTTAATTAGTTCCCAATCATTATCAGTTAATGCACTTGCTCTTCCACCTCTTACAGATTCTTTTTTAAATGGTATTTCTTTTCTATGTATAAAATTATGTAATCCTTTATAATTGTAATTTTTAAATTCATCATTACTATTTACTATTTCTAATAATTCATTTATTGTTTTATCCCCATTAAATGTTCTTAAATATTCCTCTAATTTTATGGATATAGGGTCAGTTTCTCTTCCCCTTTTAGGTTTTGGAGCTTTAGATACTTTTAAATCATTTAGTTTAGTAATAAATTGTATATAAGGATATTTATTTGGAAACACTAAATTAAATTTAGCAAATATAGATGCATTATCTGTATCTTCCTTTAATAACTCTTCTATATAAATTTCTTCTAAAAATGAGAATTTACCAATAGATTCTTTTGTATTGAATGCTTTAACCATATCTAAATTACTAATCTCTTGTATAAATGTTTTTAAATCACATTTATTAGGAAACATACCAATAAATATATTATATACTTCTTTTAACCCACTACAACTTTTTATTAGTCTTTCTATTTCTCTAGCCTCTTCATTTGTAAAAATACTTGAATTGTTTTTGAATTTAATTAAATATTTATTACACATTTCCTCTAGTTTAGGCATTGTCATTCCTAAATATGTATATTTGTTTTGTATCTTTTCTAAACTTTCTTCTATTGTATATTTATTACCTAATTCTTTTACATACTCTACTATATCATTTGTATATCGCATGTTGCCCATCTCCTTTCCTGTTCCTATTAAGTTTAATTTTAATAACTTTTCTTCAAATTCTTTTTCTGTTAAATCTATATGGCTTTTTGGATATTTATTTCTAAATTCTTCAAATACCTCTTTTATCTCATTATTACTGTTTAAACATTCATAGATAAATTCTATTTCTTCTAATGAGAATATATCAAACTCACCTCTTTCAAAATAAGGTATTCCATTTTCTTTACAATACTGCTTTAAACTATTTATTGTATATTTAGATGATGTGTAAGTATTAACTAATACTTTACAATTTTCAATATTCATTGATTTAGATATTCCTAAAATATAATTCTTTATGTCAGCATTGCTTTCAAATATCGAATATAAACCTGCCATAGATACACCTCCTTTTTAATATCTGTAATTATATTACTATAAGTTTTAAAATTTGTCAAGGGTTTTTACTAAATTTATTAAATTATTTTTAGTAAAAACCCTCTTCTTTAAAATAAACTATTATTTTTAGTATTTCCACCTATTAAATCTAAAAATGCTTGTTCTGTAATTATTTCAACACCATATTTTTGGGCATCTTTATTTTTGCTTGAACCACTATCTGGAGTATTTGTTATTAAATACTTACAAGACTTTATAGCACTTGATAGTTCATATCCATAACTTTCAATATACTTTTCAAATGCACTTCTTTTCATTGTATTTAATGCACCTGTTACAGCAACTTTAATTATTTCTTTATTAGATACTTCTTTATACTTTATTCTATTTCCTATATATAATATATTTTTTAATTTAGTTGTTTGATTTTCTATTATAGATTTAGTTGTAGCTTCTTTGACAATTTTTAATAACTTGTCACTTAGAATATTATCTATATATCCTAAACCTTTTATATCATTTATTAGCTGCTTTACTGTATTTGTTTCTTTTGCTAAATCTTTTGCAGTTTTATCACCTAATCTTGGGATATTTAAAGCAATTAAAGCTTTTTCTACATCTACCTTATTATTATATAGTTTTCCAAAAAATTCTACAGCCTTTCTATCTGTTATACTTAAATTAGATAAGTAAGCCCAGCTATCAATTTTTTCTTTAGTTTCTAAACAATATAAATCTGATATACTCATGATTCTAAATTTTACTAAATATTGTTCCATAAGTGTCCAAGCCATACCATCTGTTTCGCCTATTGTTTCACACCATTGTCTTAAATCACTATATTCTATATTTGGACAATCTTTAAATGCACATTTTAAATCTACACCATCCCAAATTAAAGTATGTCCACATATTGAGCATTTTTCTGGTAAATCTACATCTGCTGCTTCTAATGTGTCCATGTGCTTTGGAATAACCTCACCACTTCTGCATACAGAAATTGTAGCACCAACACCTAAACCATTATCTAATAAATATTGAGCATTATTTCCAGTTACATTATGCACTACTGCACCAGACAATTCTATTGGCTCAATTTCTAATACTGGTATATATCTTTGTGTTCTTGATAATTCCCATTTAATATTATTTATTGTAGTTTCTTTTTCTTCTGCTGCAAATTTAAAAGCACACTCATCATAAATATATGATTTTGCATCTTCATGATATATAACTTCTGTATTTGAGATTACAACACCATCTAATTCGTATCCCATCGTATATTTAAAACTTTCAAATGTATCTTTCATATATTCTTCAAATTTATCTTTTCTATCTAATATAGTGGTAACAGTTTCAATAACATTCTTAAAATTCCACTTCAACCAATCTTTAATGTCTTCTTTGGCTGGATTTCTTCTACTACATACACTATCTGTAACAATATTATTCATATCCCTTTCTTGTCCTGTTATTTTATAAGTTATAAAATCAATTAATTTTATATCATCTATTGAATAATCTTTAGAGTTTATCCAACCAGCACATAAATTTCTTGCATTTTTAGCTTCGGGATATTTATATTTAACCTTTTCCCAGTTTTCAACAGATATTTCTAATTCTCCTCTTACACCACCTGTAAAATTCTTATCTTCTATTTCATTACCTACAATTATTCTCGCCTTATCTGTAATATCTTTTCCCTCTTGACCATTACCTCTTGTAACTGCTTTAATCAATTTACCACCTTCATAATAAAATACACCAGTTAAACCATCTAGTTTAGGAGATAAAGATACAAACCCATTTTTAAATCTTTCAGGAACTTCATCATAAGTTCTACATTTATCAAGACTTTTTACTAATTGATACTTATGTTTTACTTTATGCCCTGTTTGTTTGTAACCCCATCCGAGGAACTTGCAATATTTTAGAAGTAGGATTTAATAATCTTAGTCTATCAACCAAATTATCAAACTCTACATCTGTCAATGTTTGTGTACCATCTGTATAATACTTCTCAGACTGTTCCTTTATAATTCTTTCTAATTTTTCAATTTCTTCTTTTTCATAATCACCGAATAACACAATAGTCACACTCCTTATTAAATATTCCTTTTTTTATATGATGTCTTATGTGCATAGCCAATTTCATACTCTTACCAAAATTTGGATTAGATTTACCTTTCATAGAACCATCTCTAATACCAGATTTAAGCTCTGCTTTATATGTATTCCACTTTTCTGATTTTATCATGCCATTTTTAGTAGATATAGATGTTTTTTCTCTTTCCAGTACATTACTAAATCTTTCTTTCTGTGCATTTGATAAATTTTGTTTCATACTATCTGTAAAATGTTTACCATACATCGGATTTTTATCTCCTGATAAATCAGATTTTTTATGCCTTCCCTCCTTGTATGCCAATTTTAAAGATATACTTCTTTTATTTCTTTCACTTTCTGTTTGTATTCTTCCTTTATTATACTTACCCATATCTTTACTCTTCAATGTTTCTGATATTCTTTTTCTGGTTTCTTCACTGTGATAATATCCATATAACTCTATTTTTCTTTTCATAGATTCTTTTAACTTATTTCTTGTTTCTTGTGGTATTTTTCTTTCTTTTGCACTTAAAGACATTTTTTCTTTTGTTGATAGAGTATGTTCATCTTTTGAACCTTTTCCACCATGTTGAATATTATAACAATATTCATCTTCTAGAACTTCTTTGGTTATGATTTCATTTTCAAATTTCAAAGCTTCATCATGACTTTCAAAAAATTTTATGATTTCTCTACTAAAACTTTCTTTCCCATACTTTCTAACTGCATTTAAAAAATGATACCCAGAACCAATATAACCATCATTTATGTTATTTGTACTATGAACACCATAGTAATAATAAGGTGTTCCAATCCTTCTTGTGATATAAACAAAATGATACTTTTTCATATAATATTTCACCTCATTAATATTTTACTAAATATGTTACTAATGAAGTACCCTGATAATATCATACACTATCAATATAACCATTACCAAATCTATCTCTTACATCATCTATTATATCTTCAAACCTTACCACATTATGTCTTTTTAGTAATTTTGAAAATGAGATACTTTTTTCTGTACTAACTATAGCACTCCAGAAATAATGTAATATTCCTTCTGGGTTTCTTTGTTGCATTCTCATTCTAGTATATCTTGCACCTTGTGACATTTCAGGTATATTATTTTCTGTACCATATTGTATTGCTGGTTCAAATATGGTTTCATTAAAATAATTTAACATTTCTTCTTTTCTTTCTTGTTCTAACATATTATCTACCCTCCATTTCTTCTTTTAAAAATTTTATAAAATCATCTGAATTCATATCACAATTTACTAATCCATTTATATTATCTATAACAAAGTTAATATCTAACTCTAAATCATCAATTAAATAATCTTTAAGTTCCCAATATAATTTATGTACTATCTCTGCATGCTTACCTAATTTTTTTATTTGTTCTTTTCTATATTTTGGTAATTTCATATTAATCTACCTCCAACTTATATACTTTTATATTTTTTGGTTCATATATACATATTATAAAAATATTATCATAATCCTTTATATATAATACATAAGATTTACCTCTATTATGATTTCCTTCTGCATAGGAACCACATCTATATCTCCAAATAACACTTGCATATAAATTTATCCTAGCAACTAAATCTTGGATTACTTCATCTTTTGTAAATTCATTATACTTTGATGATGTCCATTTTATTATTTTGTTTAGATTAGTTCTACTATATTTTAAGTTTTCATAACTTCCTATATCTATATAATTTTTAATTATATCTGAAATACCATCATAATATGCCATGTTTTGTTCCTCCTATAATATAACCATTTGCTTAGTTTCTAAAAAGTAGTAAATAACTTCTCCATTTTCACATTTATCTTCTACTCCATCAACTATATCTATTGAAAGAGATGTAGTTAAATATTTAATACTATCTAAATGTTCTTTTTCTATATATGCTAATATACTTTTTCTAATAACTTCAATAAACTTTTCAATATCTGCATTAGTTAATTTATCTTTATCTAAAAATACTTTATCTAATAAATCATGTGCTTCAATATAGAGTTCTCTATATTTTAATAAACTATCATAATCATCTAAATATTTATATTTATCGGAAGCACTATAATAATTTTTAAACCAAAATCTATCCCAATAGTTCTTTAAATCTTCTGTATAATCATTATCACTAAAACTTGTTCTTATAATCATTTTAATCACTTCCTTTTCTTTTTATTGCTTCTTTTACTTAGATTTTTAAAAAATCTATCTTGATATTCTTTTACATTTTTCTTTCTCTGTCTTTCTTGATACTCATAATTAATATGTTGTAAATCAGGTTCCATTAATTATCTCCTTTCTTTAATCTTTTCTGTTGTTCTTTTTGTAATTTTTCAACTCTTTCTGCATTTAATTTTACTTGCTTTTGATTTTCTTCATATTCATTCTTTTTGAAATCTCCAAAATCTATAATTGATTTTATTAGACTTTGTGTTCTACCAAGAAAACTATATACATATTCTATATTATCATTACAATCATTTTTATTTCTTTTGAAGTTTTTAACATCATTTTTAAATAAATTAAAATTATTCATTAGCATATAGATTATATCTAATCTTTTTTGATTGTCCATTGCAATATATACAACATCTGCCATAAATGATGGTGGTCCTACCTGACTTAAATTCATACATGCTTTCGCAATATCCTCATTCAATTTACTTAAATTTATAGTATTTACTACACAATCTTTTAATTCTACTAAATCTTCTGTTGATAATAAATCTATATCTATATTGTTTATATTTTTAATTATTAATTCATTTGCCATTTATAACACCTTCCTACAAATATTATAACATCTTCTTATATCTATTATACTATAAGTTTTAAAATATGTCAAGCATTTTTGAAAATAAAAATAAGTAGGAATAAACCTACTTATTTATAATTATTTACCCAAGTAACAAATATACTTTCTTTAAACCACTACTCATATATTTGTTATTTAGATAGGTTATTATCCTGTGGGATTGGCTTTCTTTAGGCTCTTGAAGTGCTATTCCCACCAAGTTGAACCTGTTATGGCGACATAGCTAGGATTTGAACCTAGGAACCCATTTCTGGATTGCCAGTTTTCAAGACTGGTGCATTAAACCAAACTCTGCCACTATGCCCTATTTTTATTTACAGCCATTGTTGGATTCGAACCAACCTCTCCTTACATTAGTAAAGTAATTTTTCCTACTAAACTAAATGACTATATTAAAAAGATGCTTGATTTCTGCAGCTCTCAGCATCTTTTTGCCTAATCTCTATATAGTGAATTCTGCCTATATATTTTAGACTTGCCTTTGAAATGGATTCGAACCATTGACTCCCTGTCGCATACAGGGGATTTTCCCACTAAACTATCAAAGGGTATAATGTAAAGTAGGAGTAAATTATATTGACGTCAAATATAAATTTTATATCTAATGCGAGATACTATATTAACCTACTTTATTTTTGCATATCACCTGTTATGGATTCGAACCACTTTCTCCTATACATATATTTTCATACATGCAGCAGGTGTTATTTGGTCGCAGGGGTTGGATTTGAACCAACATCGTCCGAAATATGGGCTCAGCTATGCTATATTACACCACCCTGCTATATTGGGTGCGAGGGCTGGATTCGAACCAGCGAACTCTAGCTTATGAGGCTAGTGAGATGCCAACTTCTCCACCTCGCAGTATTAAATTATTAGCATTACCTAATTAAAGGCTGGTCGAGTACATTGGATTCAAACCAATTCCATCATCCACCTGTTGGATGCCGTGCACCATACACCATACTCGATATATATATATACAAATGATTTAAGGTATATCATCAACCACACATCGAGCATTATTTATTTTTCATAGACTAAACTATGATTAATCTATTTCATCTCATGCTCTATTTTGTTCACCTTTGAGAACCCTATGAAATAGATTATATATTACTTATACATAATATATAACATCTTTATGGCGATAAGGGAGGGATTCGAACCCTCGATACATAATTAAATGTATGTCTCCTTAGCAGAGAGATGGTTTAAACCTACTCACCCACCTTACCATTATATTTTTAAATTGGTGAGATTCATAAACAACTAACTTTAGTCCCAGTAGAACGGATATTACCTTCATATTGCAATTCTCTTGTGTATGGTCATAGCAATACATATCTACAAAGTTTTAGTCCAGATATTCCATACATACTAATATCTAGTTTTATTTTAGTTGATTTGTGTACAACTCTGTTTAGTACCACATACACTTTGGTACTTTTTCAGGGTATTGCAGGACTCGAACCTTAACTCTCTGCAATAGCAGATTGTTTTACCATTTAAACTATCAACCCATATATCTGTGAGAGCCTAATCACTCTCTAGGGAATTGAAACCCTCCCAACTTGCAAAATTGGTACTTGTCACCCTATTATATTTAATCCAGTGTTTGTGTCCTACAAGATTACTCTTGTTATTAAACGATACATAAGATTTTTGAGCTGGTTTTCTTATGCAGTAGAACCATCACTCTACATTTCAAACAGTCAGCTTTGTTCACTAGAGGCTACAACTTTCTCCGTCATGATTATATTACCACAAGTTTAAATATATGTCAAGCATTTTTTAAATTTTTTATTTAATTTTTTTATAAATTCTACTAAATGCCTCATATTCACTTAAACATACTGGCTTAAAATTATTAACATCTACACCAACATTATATGAATTTTTAATCTTTTTTATAATATGGCTATTGCTATGAATATGCCCATATAGATGAGTGCTACCATATTCTTTTTGTTTCCATGAAGATATTGGAAAATGAAATAATATGTATTTCTTATTATTGACTGTTATTTCTTTATAATCAACTATCTCCTCAAATAAAGACTGGTCAAAATCTTTTCCAATACATATATTATCATGATTTCCTAATATAAGTATCTTTCTACCTCGTAATCTCTTAACAATTTCATTAGTTTCTTTACTATTTCTAAATGATAAATCACCTAATATGAACACTAAATCATCATCATGTTTTACTGTACTATTCCATCTTCTTATAAGTTCTTCATCATGAATTTTTATATATTCCTTATTAACCTCCATTTTATATTTATCCCAAAGGTCATCTGGTATATTATAAATTTCTTCATTTGTCAAACCTTCATCTTTTAATTTATTTACTATTGCTTGATGTTGGGTTATTCCACATAACTCCCATCTTTTTGGTTCAAAGTCTAATATATTTTCATGTCCAAAATGTAAGTCAGATGTAAAAAATATTTTATCTGAGGTTGGTAACGATAGACCGCTTTTTCTTCTCCATTTATTTCTTTTTGGTGTAAAAATATTTCTTAAATATTTTTCAAATATTTTAACAGAGATTTTACTTAAAAATTCTTTAACCATGTCTTCACTATTTACTTCATTAAAAAACATATTTCTATGTGACTTTAATTGATTTATACTATCATTTGCCAAATCTCTTGCTTCTTCTAATGAATATTTGCTTAATTTAGCATTAGTTAAAACTTCAATATTATCTTCCATATAATTATGGGAATTCATAGATTTTTTAAAATCAAATGTTTCTATATATTTTTCTGCAAATAAATTTAATCTTAGTATATGATGTAATTGTTTTCCATCATATCCATATTTTTCTATCTTATCTCTCAACCCTTCATAAGGATGTTCTAATGCTTCTAATTTATTTAAAGCCATACCATAAGTACAAACTATTAATTTTACTGGATTTGCACTAGAAATCATATCAGCATTATCTAATATTTCTAACATATCATTTTTAAATAATGGGTTTAATATTCTAAATTCTGTATGTAATATTTCAAGATATTTTATATTTTGTTTTCTAAATAATTCTGTTATTAACCTAATATCTTTAACATCTATATGTTCATTATTATCTAATATTATTGTTTCAGATATATATTCATCCTTATTTATTAAGTTTTCAAAGGTAGGTAATACAATAGCTACTGTATCTATATCAGATTTATACTCATCTGTATATAAATCTAAATTATAATTTTGACTTCCTTGTAAGGCTACCATTAAAAACTCATATTGTGGTCTCAATCTTTTTAATTCATTTACATGGTACTTTATACCTTTAAATATATTATTTTTTCTTTGTTTATCTATATCTGCCATTTTTAATCACCTTCTTGCTTAAATAATGTATCTATTAATTCATAATAATAATCAGATGCATCTTTCATTCTTCTAAAAGAATTCATTATAATTCGTTGTTCTTCTAATGAAATTAAAGGAATAGTAATATTTGATATATCTGCTACAGTAAGTCTTTTTTGTTTTTTATTCTTAGACAATCTATGTATTTTCTCAAACATCTTTGTAGATGTAAGTACTTGATATACATAATCCTCATAAACTATATCTCTATTTACTCTTACAATTATATTTGAACTATCATATACATCGTTTAAAAAATAAGGTTTTATAAAAGGGTTTGATTTAACAATAAGTGTACAGTATCTATTTGGAAATACTGGAAATACTATGTCTGTTGCTTTCACCATACAATCTTTACGCTTCTTACTAAAGTTATAAGTTTTAACAGGTGTATCTATTTTTCCACCTATAAATGTTGTAAATAAATCATTATATGAAATCAATCGTGCCTCTGTTCCAGTATCTGATTCCAATATCTGCTGTCCTTTAAATACATCTGCAATATCACCTAATCTTACATGTGAAATAGTATCAAAGTCTATTTTAATCACCTTCCTTCTTGTATAAATTATTTATTTTTCATAAGTTTCAGATTCTTGTATTTCTGGATTTCCTTCCTCATTTTCAATTATTTCAAATCTGTGTATTCTAATCCAACCATTATCTTGATATGTGGATATTTGTAGTCCTACTCCCTTTTGTATTCCAATTATAATATGTTGTCCATTACTATCTGTACCATCTAACATATCACTTTCAGTATCAATAATAAAATCAATAAGCTTTTGCTCGTTTCTTTCTCCTGATGTAATATTATTAATTATATCATTTAAGATTTCTTTTATCTTATTCACATCTTCCATATTACTATTCTCCTATATATTTATTTTAACATCTTGTGCTTTTAATTTATCTAATGCCTCTTGAAAATAATCCATAGTTAAACCTGTTTCTGTATCTACATGTATTAAATTATCTCCATACTTATATAAATCAAATATATCATCATCTATAATTAGAAAAGGTATATTTTTAAATGTAAACATTCCACTTCCTTTAAAATGATAATCTTCTATTTCATCTTCTCTCCAAGATATATAATTTTCTTTTGGTATTCTATTAGTCCTACCACCTATATAGGCTTTAACTTTATTTATCTTAAAAACTGTATTCCATTCTGTTGGTGTCAATTCATATCTTCTTGTAGTTGTTAATATAATTGTATATGGTGCAACATCATATAACTTATTTAAAAATTCAACTGCTTCCTTTTGAAAACACCATTGTTGCATAAAATTTCTATATTCAAAATCTTTATTTTCATCTTCTTTATGAACTAAAGCATTATGGATTTTTATTATATAATTACTACCTGCAGTTACACCATCCATATCTAAATATAGTATAAACTTATATTTTTCATCTGTTTCTATTTTATATGGCTCTAATGATTTCACTAATTCATCTGGTGTATATCTACTTAATAATTTCTTAAAATCTTTCTGTAATTCTTCATTTGATAAATCCTTAAATTTCATTTTACCAACCTTCACTATCTATTTGTTTCGCTCTGTTTATTGCATTTGCAACTACAAATCTATTACTAATAAATCTTTCTTTAGTCATGACATCTACTACTTGCTCTGGTGTAAATTCATGTTGATAATCACCACAATATATTATTCTACCTTGAACATTAATATCATCTATTGGATAACCATTTACAAAATCATCTACTTGTAATATTTCACATATATCTTCTGCTTCTACAACTTTAATAACTTTCTCATCTCCTGAAACATCTTCATATATACTTTTATTACAACATAATAGTATTGGTTCTCCACTTGATAAGTCTACACCATAAAATCCACCTTCACTTGTTCTTGCATAACCTAATTTAACCATAATTTTAATCCTTTCTTAGATTTCATCTGCATAAAATCTACCAAAATTATCTAACCATTCTTCTAATTCTGGTGTCAATATACCATCCTTAGTCATGTGTTTTGCTAAACAAACTAATGTATCATTTACTATCATATCTTTATCAAAATCTTCTTCATATTTTGATATAATATTTTCTGCATCTAATAGTTCTCTTTCATAATCATTATTTGCATCTTTTAATTCATCTATTTCTTCTTGTAATTCTTTAATCTTTTCATCCTTTTCTTCTAATTGTTTTCTTAAATCTTCTATTTCATCTAACTTAGAATACCCTAATATTCCACTATCTTTAATTTCATTATTTTCCATAAGGAATACTCCTTTCACCAAATTTCCAATCAAATATAACTTTACCATTTTCAACCATTACTACAACACCAATAATATTAAGTCTTATTGCATTTTCAGAAGCTAAAAATAATGTTATTATACTTTGTACTATATCTAAGCTTCCCATAGCAAATGATTCTAGTATTTCTTCTAATAATTCATCTGGTGTTATAGGTTTACTTCCTATTGGAATTTCTTCAACTACTTCTTTTTTCATATTATTTTTATTAGCATTAACAATCTTTCTTGCTTTAGTTATATCTATAATATTATTCTTCTGTTGATTTCTTTTTTCTACCTCTTTTTGATTTTGGTTTTGATTCTGTTTTTCCACCTATAAAATCCTCCCCATTATGAGCTTCTAAAAATTTATAAAAATCAATTAAAAATTCTGCAAAATCTTTCTTTGAATTTAAAGTATCTTCATCTTCCTCATCTTCATAATCTTCGTCTTCATAATCTTCGCTCTCATCTTCACATTCTAAACAATTATCAGATTCTTTTACTAAAAACGAAGATTCTATTCTAATACTATCTTCAGTTACAATCTTTTCAAATACTAACTTATTTACACCAAATAAATTTGCCTCTTCTGAAAATAAATATGACGTAACAGCCTCAACTAACATTTTCTGCATACCCTTATGTACATCTGTGTACTCTACTTCATTGCTACAATTTCCTTTACAATTACTACATTCTTTGTTCATTTTAAATCTCTCCTTTAATTTTATTTTTCTTTTAAATCATAAAATGTTTCTTTTATTATAATTCCTTCATTCTCTGCTTTTGAAACACTCCATCCTTCTTTTAATAAATCTTTTGCACTTACTAGTCCATTTTTATCTGCATATTTTCTAAATATTCCTTCTGCTGTCATTTATTAACCATCTTCCTTTCTTTTGTAAACTCTCCTTGTCTTAACATCTTTTGCAAGTCATGTACCTCACTTAGTTCTCTATCTACACAATTTCTAATATTACATATTTTATCTTCAAGCATTACATAAAGATTTTCAATTTCCATAGTCCAGTTAGAAAATAAAATATCATTATTCATTAATAAAATAACTTTATAGTCTTTATAATATATATCTTTTTTAAATCCTTTAAGTACCTTTTCAAGCTGAACCATAGATACAGGATGTAATAAACCATCAATATTTGAAATTACAAAATGTCTTATTCCACTTAAACTAAATACATATAGATTATAATATAACCAGAATAATGATGTAACACCACTACCATGCTCTTCTTTTATAAAACATTTAAACCAATCATTAACTGTGTATTCACTTCTAAACATTTTAAAATTTTTATCTATTATTTTAATACAAAATTCTTCAAATTCTTTAGAAAATGCATCTGTATTAGTTATCCTTTCACTAACACCCATTTCAGTTAAATCAAATACATGTCCACACTCTATATACCCTATTTTATTATCTGAATATGGTGTAATTATTTCGCAAGTATGTTCTTTTTCTGTTAAACTAAACTCAACACTTTTTTGTACTACTTTTAATGATGTATTCCATTCATCCTTATCAAACAATTTTGATAATTCCTTAGTTAAAAACATCTAATCACCTCCTACCTCTATTATTTCTTCTTAATAATTCTGCTCTAGATATTAACATAAGATTTTCAATTACTAAGTTATCTGGATTTCCATCTTTAGTTACAACTACATAACCTTTAGGCAAATCCTTTTGATTATGCAATTCCCATAAATACTTTTTATATAAATTATTAGGTTTTCTATTTCCTCTCCAATCTATATTTATATAATAATTCCATTCAACTTTTCCTTTATTTTTTCCTTTTCTATGAGTGCTTTTCCTTTTTACTACTGTTCCTTTTCTTAATGTATTATAAGGTAAAAACACTCCTTCTTCACTAGACAAAGGAGATGCTGCTGTATTTTGATATTGTATATATGTCTTACTACATTTTTCTTGACTTTCCTTTGACATCCATTCTTTTTGAGGTTTTCCTTTATTAAATGAAGGTTGTCCTTTTATAAATTGATTATCTTTAAATCCTTGGGATATATGTTCTCTAGCCCATTGACAATAACACCAATAGCTACAAGTTTTTCTTTCTTTATATTCTGGTTTAGGTTCAAACTCTTTTCCACAAACTATACATTTATTCATAAAAACCTCCTTACAAGAATTGATTTCTAGGGAATTTTATAGAATAACCAATATATCTTCATTACCTGTTTTCTTTTATTACATCCTTAAAAGTGCTTATAAATATGTATGGTATATATAAAATCCAAATTGCAGAAGCAAGAAAAGTACATATAAATATTGTTTTCTTATCTCCTATCAATTCTCTATCTTCATTATTATCTATATCTAATTCACTTACTAACATAAATTGTAAAATTTTATATACAATAATTCCAACTACTATATAAAATAATATTCCAGTTATTGTTTCTAATCTCAATGTCTACACCTCTTTTCTGCCATATAATCCTTCTAGTTCATTTACTGCTTTTGTATATCTTCTTTTTGCCTGTGTTACTTCTTTTTTATCAACTTTATTCTGTATAAATAAATCTTCTAATATAGATACTTCTGCTTCTAAATCTGCAACTTTAGTTATTCCTTCTAATATCATCTCTTCTGTAACTTGTTTATCTATTGCAGTATCTATAGCTTCTTTATATACATCATCTATCCTACTTTGATTTATAAAATTAATATACTCTTCTGTACTATTAAATGTTCTTATTACTTCCATTTAGGTTCTCCTTTAAATTTCATTTAGTATCTTCTTTATACCACCCAAAATTTTCATCAATATGAGTTAGTTTACCTACACCCTTATTTAGAAATTCTTTATCTATTCTATCTGCTTCTTGTAATGATTTATCTTTATATGTCATAAATACCTCCTATACTAATTCTGCAATATCACACTCTAGTACTTCTGCAAGTTTCTTTATTGTTTTTAAAGTTGGGTTATCTCTATCTCCACTTCTTAACATATCTAAATATCTAACAGTCATTCCTGCTTTAACAGCAATTTGTTTACTAGACATATATTCTCTTTGTGATATTATCCTATTTAATTTATCTGCAAAACTTTCTTCCTTATTTGATTTTCTAATTACTTTGTCTGTATTTGAATATAATTTAGGAAGTAACCTAGTTATAACAACATCTTTGGTTAAATCTTTTTCTTCATCATCTAATAATGATATTGTTTTTATACTTCTGCCTCCATCTGGTCTATTAAACTCAACTACTGGTTCTCTCAAAAACATTTTAATTGTATTTACCTCTAACTTTTTCATAATTATTCTACCTCCCTTAACTTATCTAACATTCTAGTATTCTCTAATACTATTTCATTTATTATATAATTATCTATTTCACTATATTCTGTTAAAACATCCTTATACTCTTATTGTACTATAAGTTTTAAAATATGTCAAGCATTTTTTAATAAATCTTATGAATTATCACTAGATTTTGTTTCAACTACAATATCCTTATTTAATATTAGAATACAATCACAGTCCCAACCATATAATGCAAAATATAAATTATCATTAATTATAAGTTCTATTGCATCATAATCATCTTTAAGTTTCTCAAAATCAAGAAAATAATCATCTTCTGCTGCAAATTTAGGTTTATCTGCTTGTTGTGGTAAATCTTTTAATTGAGATACATCTGTAATAGTTAATACTTTAGCGTCGTCTTTCAATGTAAATTTAAACCATCTATTATCTGTATATTTATCAAAATGGAAGTCATTATCATCTACCCATTCTTTCCAGCCATATCTACAATTAATATTACTAGCCCATAAACCTCCTAATGGTTTATTCCAACCATATTTATTTTCTACTTCTTTAAAACTATTCTGTCCGTCAAAATGTCTATGCCCATAGTGTATATAGGTATTCATAATAATCACTTCCTTTCTTTATAAATCTTTATATATTCTATTTAAAGTATTCTTTATTTATTTAACATTATTATAGTTTAATACCAATATTTGCTTGTAGTTCTTTCCAAATAACCTAATCAAATCTTCATCTGTATATTTAAGTAAGCTTATTATTCTTATTTGTGTTAATAAATCTTGTTTATTATTTCTCATATCTATCGTCTCTAATCTTTACTCCAATACCCATAAACACATCTTGTTCCTTCTCTAGTGCAATCGTATGTATCGTATAATACACCATCTTTTACACAAGTTAAATGTTTACTAGCTTTAATTATTAAAATTCCTTTTGGTAATTCATTCTCATTTAGATGTACTTTACATCCACTTCCTATTGTCATTAAAGGATGCCATTTCCATTTTAATCTTTCTTCTATATATTTTCTTGATAACGGTTTTGGTACACCATTTCTAACACTACTACTTTCTTTAAATTTATGCTTTCTTCTTTTACTATGTTCCATGTGATATTTAATAAATTTATCTAAATCTTCATACACCTCTTTGTAATCTTTTCCTGTTGCATTGCATATTGCTCTACATACACAATCTCCAGCACTACCTTTAAAATATTTACTTCTACCACCATCACTATATACTACTTTCACTATATCTCAGCTCCTAATCTATATAATCTTTCATCTATTTCTGTTGTAACATATTGCATCATATTTGAATATACATTATAAATTTTTCCCAATGTTTTATCTATATTAGCTAATTCTCTTGATGCTGTCATTAAATCTGATACAGCATATACAAAACTATTTCTTAAATCCGATAAAGTTTTTATATTATTTATTTTAGATAATTTTAGTATTTCATCTACTGCCTTTGTATATTTTACATCCTCTTTTACTATAAATTCGTCATTGTCCTTAAAAGCCTCATATAAGTTTGTCAATGTTTGGTCTTCTAATTTTAATAAATCCATTTTGATTTACCACCTTTCTTAAATAATTCTTTTATATTGTATGATAATAATTTTAAAAATTGTCAACATTTAAAATTATTATTTCCTTTTACATCTGTTATTATACTATAAGTTTTAAAATATGTCAAGGGTTTTTTCAAAATTTATTAAATTTGTTTAAACCTAGAGACCAAAAAGATAGCATAAATCTATATGCTATCAATTTATTATTTATATTATTTCTCTTCTAATTCCTCATTTGAATTATTATCTCTAAATGCTTTTGGCATATTTGATTGATTATTCAAATTATTCGTATCAGGTGTATCATTTGTTTCTTCATTATTTTCTTCTGTCTCTGGTGCATCCTCGTTTGAATCATCTATATCTTCTTCACTATCTGCTTCATCAACATCAGGTGTCTTATCCCAGAATTTCTTCATAGCACCATGTTTTCCTAATTGTCTTGCATATTCATCTGGTAATTGGAAATCTTCCTCTGATACTTTTAAGAAATCTCTAACCCAGTCTATCTCATCTACTATCCATTGTTGTAATGTTGATGCAACTTGTTTTACCCAAGACTTATTTGAAAGTAGTGAAATAAGATGTTTACACATAGCACCATAACCATTTGGATTTGTTATATTAGAAGGTCTGTTTTCTGGTTTCCCATATTTATATTCTAATACAGAAGCCATATAAGCAAATCTATACACAAAATCTCCACAATTACAATCAACTTTTATATTCATACCATCCATTGCACCTAGTAAAGCTTTTCTTACTGTTTCTAATGACATTTTCTTATCTCTTGCCTCATCTACTTCTAAACCTACCCAATATAAAATATCATCTAATTCTATTGTATCAAAATAGTCTCCTACTCTATTAGTTATTACTATTGCATCTCTTGTTTTAATTGATGTTGTATCTATATCAACTAAACTAAAACCTTTATAACCTGCTGATTTATTATATCTAGTTATTGTTTCTGCTTTTGATTTTGCTAATAATTCATTTCTTGATGCTTCTTCTAACTTTTTACTTTCTACTTTCTTTTTATTATTTCTATATGCTATTCCAATTTCATCTATATATCTTTCAAAACTATCTGTATTTTCAAACTTTTTATTATCAGGATACAATAAATAGAATGTTCCATTTCTATTTTTACTAATAGCACTTCTAATAAATATTGTTCTAAACTGTCTGTCTGCATATTCAAATTCTAATTTTGGTTTTCCTGTTTTTGCATACTCTAACCTAGAATCTATCTTTAATGTCTGTTTAAGTCTATCTTGTAATCTTTCTAAATTATCATATTGTGCTTGTACCCATTCATTTCCTATACTCTCTTTCAACTTTCTACTTTCTGTCAAAGATATTTTATTTGCATTATCTAATAATTCTTTTAATTTTGCAATTTCATTTTTCTGCCCTAATGCACTAAACCCATTATCTATATCTTTTTGTAGCTCTTTTATTCTTTTTTTCACAGCATCCACACTAACAAAATCAGAATTATCTACTAAATACATATCTCTATTATCTTTTATTTTTCTTACCTTATATCCATTACATCTTAAATCATTTTCAAATGATTTCTTATCTGGATAATCACTATCTTCTATAACTTTAGAATTACCATCTTCATCTGTAACATATCCATATAGATGTATTCCTTCTGTTATTCTTTTACTTTCTAATATTTGTATTTTACCCTTACAGTATTTATTTTCTGTTTCAATTAAATTTATAAGAGTATCATAATTATATGGAGATACAAATTTACCTTCATTTTTCTTAAACACATTTAGTAACTTATCTTTTCCAAACTTATTTATTATACTTGGTATATCAGATTCAACTGTATTTGTATGACCTTGAACACTTGATATAGAAGATACCATTAAATCAATATCAATAATCTCTTCTGGTTTTATATTTCTATATACGATATATTCTGTATCATTTTGTTCAACTAAATTTTCATCATTTTCATCTATTTCAAATGTTATAGTTGCACCACCATATCCATATCCTCTTACTGTACTACACCAGATACCAGCACCTTCAGCCTCACTACCCTTACCATAAACAGATAATCTCATTCCACCTTTAATGCCTTCTGTGTTTATTTTTACAGCATTTTGATTAGAGGTATTATGATATAATGTAATATTTCCCATTATATAACCTCCTAATTATATTATTTATTTTCTGTTTTTACCTCTTCATCTTCCTTACTCTCTTCTTTTACTTCATCTTTTTTACTATCTGTTTTCTTTTTAACTGTTTTCTTTTCTTCTTTTTTTGCTTCTTCATCTGCCTTGGATTGAGATTGAGCTTGAGCCTGAGCTTTTGCTTCCTCTTCTGCCTTTTGCATTTCTTTCATCATTCTTTCTTGCTCTTCCATTATTCTTCTATTTTCTGCTTCTTGCTCTTCCATTTTTCTTTGAAATTCTTCTTGTTTTCTTTGTCTAACTTCATTATCATCAATACCCTCAATATTTGTTTTGGATATTAATCCTAATGAAATTAACTTATTTACTCTCTGTCTTTCCATATCATAATATGAATCCATTATTGGTTCAGATGTTTCTCCTTTTGCTAATGAAACACCACATACATTAATAACCTTATTACTTCTGTTAAAAATTGTAAACATTTATATTACCTCCTAATTTAAAATACTTTTTTAAAATCACTTCCATCATATAATAAATATGACTTATCCCCATATTTAGAACCACCTCTATATGTAGAATGTGTATCTGTAAAGAATAATCTAAAACCTTCTTCTTTTCTTTCTGTTATTGTTTCTACAGGAGAATGCCCTACTATTTGATTTGGTATTAACATTTTCTCTCTTAATGCAGATTGAAACAACTCTCTTTTATCTGTCCATACAGGAGAACTACATAAATCATTACCACCTCTCATGTATGAACAATATTTATAATATACTAAATTATTTAATTTATCTTCTTGTAACTTATCTATAACTGGTTTCCAATCTCCATAAGTATCCAACACTTGACATATATAATCATTTGTAAATCCTGCGTGAGAACATACATAAGTAGTATTTTCATCTATTTCAAATTCTGTATATAAATCAAATAAATTTATATTATTTTCTAATAATCCATTTACTTCCTCTTCTCTTTCATACTGATGTCCTGAACAAGGAAATTGTAAATAACTCAATTCATGATTTCCAATACAAAAAGTATATTTATCTGGATTAGATTTCTTTAATTCTATAACCTTATTTAATGTTTGTATAGATTCAACATTAGTTGTATTCCAATCATCTACATAATCTCCTAAAAAGATTACTCTGTCTAAATTATATTCTTTATCTAATCTTCTTACATCATCAAATATATATTGATGATTATGTACATCCCCTACAAATAAAACCTTCATATACTACCTCCTATAATACTGTATCAAGCCCTGTTATATGTTGTACACTATCATCTTTATTTACAAATTTTCCATAGAAACCTTGTGTACCATCATTATTAACATCATAATAGAAACTAGTATTAACATCTATTGATACAATAGGTTCGTGGTGTGCTTTCCATAAGTAACAGTCTTCTGAATAGAATGTAAGAGTTGACCTTACTATATTTCCTTTATTATTCATATTATGAATATCACTATTATCTTCAATTTCACTATTAAACATTATATTAAATGTATGATACATATTTAATCCATGTAATACTTTAACCAAAAGTGTTGGTCTTAAATGATAATACCATAATATCTCTCTAACTAATGCATCGTTAGTTATTCTATCTCTAGTCCATACATCTAATTGCCAATTTACTGTTATTGGAATTACTTGAGCTCTTACTTCTAATCTTTCTTTAGGGTTATCAGGATTTTGCATAAGAATTTTATCACCTACGAAAGTTTGGCTCATTTGTCTATCAAGATTTAATTGCCAACTCAATCTCTGTAAACTTATAAATGGCATTACAATTTTATCATTATCCATCTGCCCTAATATATTAAATGCTTGGTCAGGGGAAGCCATTATAACTTTACTGTTTATATCACTTTCTGTTATAGGTGGTTGTTTAAATCTTGCTCTAAAATCATTTACAAGTGCAATATCATAAGCATAAACTGACACATCACTCTCTTTTATATTAGGTTGTTGCAAATTTTTATTATCTATATTTGCTTCTGACATTTATTATCTACCTCCATTAATCTGATATTATTTTTCCTTTTGTTATACTAGATGTTTTCAACATTATATAAGCCTTCCACCATTTATTTAATTGAACATGATTGAACTTTCTTCTTATAAATTGTATCATTCCAGTTCCCTTTACAATATTATCCCCATTATCAATAAATTTTAAGAATTTAGTTATTGGTGTTCTTGTGTTAGGAATTAAAACCCTATTATCAAAATATATCTCCCATGTTTCTTTTCTTTTTCTTATTTTAAAACACTTTTTTATACTAGCCATAATCATATCTGTTGTAATATCTTTTGAACTTATCCATTCTATCCATCTAGCTCTTTTTATATAATTTAATCTAGCATCAATTCTTCTTTTGTTTGCATCTCTATTCATATAAATAAATATTTTCTCACACAACCAATTCAAAAAATCTCTAATTCTATCTCGTTCGTCATCTGTTAAATTTTCGAACTGCATTCTTACTAACATATCCCATCTCCTATCCGCTAAATGGACTGTCCTCATCATTAATAAATGTATAATTATTTTCCCATTCTTTAAACTTCTCTGGTGTTGTATCTATTACTTCTGTATTAGTTGTATATAGTGAATTTTGTTCTTTAGATGTAACCTCACTTTTTTCTTGACTAACCTTTTCATTATTTACTAATGTATATTGATTTCTTTGTGGGAATTGGTCTAGTACTGGTGCTAAGGCTACTGTATAACTATCAGGATATTCTAAATTACTTCCTATTCTAGTTATATCAAAAAGTCTAGGTCTGTCTGTACCTTTAATAGTTGCTAACATTATTCTGCACCCAACCATTAAATTTGGAGTGTCAAATGGTATATGTGCAATTATTGGCAATGTATCTCCTAATTCAGATAACCATCCATAAGTATTTAATGTTTCTATTGTAGGATTTTCATTTAGTATTATATTCATTCTAATAGGTTGAGAATATTTGAAATTCTTTTCGGAATGTATTGTATATTCTTTATCTGTAACCCATTGATAAGCACAACTTATACCAACTAACTTACACATTTCCTTAAAGTATCTTCTTTGTAATAGTGCTTCATTTCTAATAAGCATTCCCATATCTTATTAACACCTCCATCATTAATATTTTACCGAATAATAATAGGGTGTATTATATACACCCTGTTTTAAGTGCAATTTAAAGTGTAATATTTGCACTTTATTATATAATAATCATACCATCTCTATTTCCCCATATCTCATTTATATCTGGTTCTTTTTTAACTGGTTGATTTACTACTTCTGTTTTTAACTTTTGCATCTCTTCACTTATCATAGTATTTATATCTTCGTCTTTATCTTTATTATTTCCTTGAGATGTATCTGCTAAATGTACTACACCTCTTGTATCTACTGTAAACCCAAATCTTTTATTTATTGCATTTACATTTGATAAATCTCTTATAAATGTATTTCCTGTTCCATCTTTAGTTAATATTTTCTGGTCTAGATAATCTAATTCATCTAAATTTACAGATAGTACAGCATTATATACAGCTCCACCTAAACTATCTGCAATATCCTTACCCACTGATTTTATCATCTCACCATTTACCATTTTAACAGATTGCTTAGGATGGTCTACTTTACCAGTACTTTCGTTCTTCTCTAATGATGTTAATTCTCTTTGTAATTCATACAAATCTAGCAAATATAGTCTTTTTTCGATTAATGTATTTCTAAACGATGTATATCCAACACATTCTTTTTTCTTTGTATCTACAATATCCATAGATACTTCTTTTACTTCAAATCCATCTAATTTTAAACTCTGTAATAACATTAATGATTGGTAACCATCACATGATACCCCAGCAATATTCCAACCTAAATCATATTTTAAATAATGTATGAAATCTTTTACTTTAATCATTGAAAGCTCGTCATTAGGAGGGCATTTTAATCCTACACTAAATACATGCCTGAATACCATCTCTTTCATAGTATTAACAGCACCTTCATCGCTAAATCTTTCTTGATTTTTATATCCTAATACTGCAACTGCACTTATACCTGTCATATCCCCAGATTTTGATAAGTCACAATGCACATATATTTTCTTAGTATATAATAATTCAGGTACTACTTCTGGCATAAAGAAATCTTTTATTTTAATATTATCCTTTAAACCTGTTTTGACTATTTCTTGTTTGAATGGATTTATTCCATCTCCTAAACAAGGTTCTATTATTCTATGTGTTATATATTTGTAGCTACTTTGTACTGCAATACCACAAGTATCTATTAATGTTCTGTTCAAATCCATTTCAAATCTATGTAACATCTCTAAAGGTATATCTATTACTTCATAACCTTGTTTTTCTGCCTCTTTTATCTGTTCACTTGTAACATCTAAAGACATTATATAGCTTTCTAATGTATCATTACCAACTGCTAACTTAAACCACTCACCAGAGAATTTAGATGCAGGTAATACTTCCCATTGCTTGTATCTACTTACATGCATTCCTGGTTGCCCTTCATTATCTTTAATAAATGATTCTAAAACTGCATTTGTAGACTTTGCTGAGGATATTAGATACATTCTACCTTGAATACGTCCAGCAGATAAGAAACGAGATGATAAACGAAGATATAACTGATTATATATTGCCATCATTCCTGTTTGTAGATATTCAACATTATCATTACTTCCAAATGACATCTCATCCATGGCTGCGAACATAACTGCAACAGATAAAGCATGTTCCTCTGTTGAACCAATATCTAATTTTATATCCTTATTTGGCTGATATACTAAATTTGTTTTTCCTGATATAGTTCCTCTTTCTCTAAACCACGGAGACATCTGTAATGCTTTTTGAAATTTACCCCACATTGTTTTTTCTGCAAGTTTTAAATTAAGGTTAAAAAATAAGAACCAAATAGTTTCATTTGCACCTAAATAAAATCTATTAGGATTTTTTAAACACATTAATTTATATAACTCATAACATAATGAATATGTAGCAACTGTTGATTTACCTGTTCCTGTACTTCCTGTTATAGCCCATTGGTCTATAAAATTTGCTGGATTATGTACATATTTTAATTCTTTTAACCATGTTTCATATATATCCTTACCACCATTTGTATAAGGTCCTAATAAGTCATCTCTTGATAAAAATGTCCATAAGTCAACAGGTATTTCTTCATAATCTGCTAAATTTATTGCATCATACATTTCAGATGTACCTGTTTCTGATATATCATTTAGTATTGATTTAACTGCTTCTAATTCATCTGGTGTTAATGATGAAAATTGTTCTTCTAACATAAAATACCTACCTCCCTATTAATATTTTACCAAAATTAAAGAAGGGTATTAGTTACCCTTCTTTATTTGCAATAATAATCTTTTTTCCACATCGCTAACTCTTCGTCTAAAGTATTTTGATATTTTACCTTCCAACTATTTACACCATTAGCTATTTCTGCTTGGTCTTTATACCAACTTGCTATAGCATCTTCTCTTGGTTGATACCAGCTAAAATCACATATATCCCAACTATCAAATAATTTCTTGTAGCCTTTTCCATTTGCAATTTCACCTTTATATCGTCTTACTTTCCTATTTGCAATGTTTTTCATTCCTGGAGAGTTGAACTTTCTTCCAGGAAATTTCCTATAACTCCTAGACATATCTGTCACCTGCTTTCTGGCAGGGTTTCAATAACCTGCCTAGAAAACACTCATTCTTTTTAACATTATTATCACCTCTTAATATTATAACATCTTATATATCCCATCTTATTGGAATTAAAAATTCTTGTAATTCTGCTTGATGTCCATCTAACATATAATCTATGAAGTCACCTGCATCATAATATGAATATGCATCATCAAAGTCCTCATAATCATCACCAGTAAATTCATTTACACCTAATTCAATTAGCTTATTATAAATTCCCTCAACATCTCCATTAAATGTATATAATGCCATTCTATGAGTACCATCATGATGTATTAAATTTATTGATAGACTTTCGTCATCACTTGTTTCAAACTCTATTATATCATAATCTGCAACTAATGATTTAAAATCGTCCATTCCTCTTAATACTTTTCCTGCATTACCAGTTCCTCTCCAAGTTTGTGCTGTACCTAACATTATAACTAAATCATTATCATCTAATTGTCTTTCTATCATAGGTAGTATATTCTCGTTCCAATCTTCTGATATTGCTTCATTATCATTTTCATTGTACATTTCTAAATAGTCTTGAATTAAGCCATCATAAATATTGTCCATCTCTTCTTGGTTATTTGGGTCTATTCCTAAATTTTCTGCTTCTTCTTGTGCTTCTGCATTTACATCATGAAACTCCGCTAACCACTCTTTAAAGTCAGGGTCATTCTGGTCAACATACTCACTTTCAGAACTCCATACTTTTGTTCCTTCAACTATCTTTTTACTTTCTGTTTCTTTTCTTCTCTGAATTTCATTATCAACATCCATATATAACTGGTCTAAATAATCAGCTACTTCTGTATTATCTTCTGTTCCTTCTCTTTTATTAATTATATCTGTCATATATGCATCTAAATCTTCTGTTGACATATCTTTATAATTTGGTTCTTCTAAATTTTCTGTTATTTTCTTATTTTCTTCATATTCTTTTCTATATTCACCTGCCACATCTTCTAGTATATTTATTGTTTCTTTAAATCTATTCTCAAAATCGAAATCAGTATTTTTAATATATTCTACTAAACCTTTTGAACCACCTTTTATATTTAATGCTGGTATTAAGTATCCTATATTTCCCATTATTTTTGATTTATTAGCAGTTATTAAATCTTCATCATTATCTTTTATTGCATCTTGTAATTCTTCTAAATAAATATCTAAATTTTGTAATCTATTATTTATTCTTCTGTCTGCCTCATTTCCATATAAGTCTTTAGATAAGTCACCTTCAACTTTTTTACTCTCTTCAAGTTCTTCATTATACCAACTACCATCACATGTTATTTGTTGACTTTCACCTGTTTCAGATGATGTTACTGTCCATCCTATATTTCTTGTCAAAACACCATCATCTGTAAATCTTGAAGGATTCAAACCTGCATCTTCAAGTGCTTGTTCTATTTCATAAAATATACCTTTATCATAGGTATCTCCTTCTGTCAATTTTTTACTTTCTTCAAATTCTTCTTCGTCATCATACTCATATAATTCATCATCTTCTACATAACTTGTATCTACTTTACTTAACACTGTAACAAAGTTATCAGCCCAACTAAATGCACTATCAGCTTTATAATCATTAAATAGTTCATCTATTGCTTCTTCAATAGTATTATTATCTTCTATTAGATTTAAAATATTAGATATAGTTAAATCCATATATGAATTTAGATGATGAGATTTATCAGAATTATTTAAAATATCAACAGCTTTCTTTGGAAAATAGAAACCATCAACTAATGTTTTATTATCTCCTTCATCTAACATATCTTTTAAATCTTTGAAAGCATCTCTAGCCTCTTGTGGTATATTTTTCTTTACTCTTTCACTATAATCTTTTGCTAATGATTTTTCATTTTCTACATAGTCACCATAAGCATCTTCTTGTAGTTTCTTTCCTTCTATTTGTTTACTTTCTTTTCTCAATGGATTTTCCTCCTCATCTTCAACCATTTCAGGTTCTTCTAAACTTTCTTGATTTTCTATATCTTCTGGTTCTTCAAGATTTTCTTCGTGTTCTATATTATCCTGTACTTCTTCTTTATCTGTCACAGCATTTGTATTTTCAACTCTACCATTCACAACAAAACTATCTGGTACTTTACAACATATAGGGCATGTATCTTCTCCACTATCTAATAATGTATCATTTACAAATGTTCCTCCACATATAGGGCATGATAAAATATAATCTCCCTCATATTTATCTGTAAATGGTAATTCTCCTACATCTGTATTATCAACTATACCCTGTAATTCGTCAGCTACTTCTTCAAATTCCTCACTTGTTATTTCAGGGTCTGTTACTACTAATATTCCATCTGCAATTCCATCAACATTTTCCTCATCTTTCTCTGTTTCTGGTTTATTTGGGTCTTCTCTTGTTGGTGCAGATTTAATTATATTTGCAGTATCTATTGCTTCTTGGTTTGCATCTTTAACATTTTTATCTATTTTTATTTCTGTATCTTGTTTTCCTATTACATTATCTTCTTCTACTTTTTGTGTTTTTCCTAACATTTGAGCCATAAGTTCATGTAATGATTTTCCGTTTCCTACATCCATTTCAAATCCTCCTAATCTTAATATACTATGTATTATAATACAAGTTTTAAAATATGTCAAGCAATTTTATAAAATATTTAAAACTATCATCATTAATATTTTACCAATAACAAAAGTGGTATTACAATCTTTTGAAAGTAATACCACAATTCTACAAATTATTTTGTTTCTTCTGTTTTAGCTTCTTCTAATTCAGGTGTTACTGGTGTGTACCAGCTTGCTTTAAATCCTTTTATTGCAGCTTCTATTAAAATTGTTGCTTCTGCTTCTGTAATAGTTATTCCTTTTTCTTCTAACCATTCAACAGATGTTTCAAGAGCTTTTTGTAATTTCTCTTTTCCATCTAATGCTTCATACACTTGTTGTACATACTTAACTGTTGCTTCCACAACTTCTTTTTTAGTATCTGTATTGATTTTTTCTTCAAATTTATTTTTTATCTTTAATGCTACATAACCTGCAATAGCTGTAACTATTGTAACTACATAAGGCATTAAAGCTGTTATGATTTGATTTACTTGTTCCATATAAACTACCTCCTATTAAAATAACTTGTTATTTCTTTAATAACCTTTACATTTCCCAATAAGGGTTCATTATCATGCCCATTTAATCTTATTCTATCTCCTATTACTAGATATACCCTTGAATTTGAATACATTAAAAATTCAAAATAATCTAACAATGTACTACTATTAGGATTATCTGGAAGCTTAGGGTAGTAGTATCCATCGGCATAAATTGCTTCATATACAGATACCCCAGCTTCCTCACCTACAATTTCATCCCCCAAATGGATTTTACTTTTACCATTTTCAGGTATTTCGCCAAATCTAATATATACTGGTACACTTGCTTGTTTCATAATTATATTTCCTACCTCTCTAAATATGATTATTGAACATCTTTCTTATATACCCAAGACATAATCTCTTTTAATAGTATTCCATCTGGATGTGTATTACCACTTCCTACTTGCATTATAGTATAAGATTTTCCCTTGATTGAACTTGGAATTGTTTGTCCTGTACAATATCTACCTGCTGATGTCTTTAATGTTACTCTTTGTCCTTTACTAAATCCTGCAGGTGCTGATGGTTGAGGTGTTGGTGCTGAATTTCCACCTACAATACAACTATCATTTACCCATCCAATATTACCATTGTTTAATAGATATGGATTATTTGCACCATTTACTATTTTTGTAATAGTACCTGATTTAACAGCTGGATTTAATTTCTTTGTTGACATTGATGATGTGAATACACCATTTATTGAAACATTTTCACCTACATAGTGTCCTTTAGGTTGTGTTGGTGCAGATGGTGTTGAACTTCCACCAACTCTCTTTGTAAAATCTAAACAAATCCACCCTGTTCCAGATTTTAGTCTACCCCAATTACCTTGAGTTTCAACTATTGTATAAACACCTCTATCTCTTATACAACCTGTTATCGCATTTCCTGTTCCAGCTCCACTCCTAATATTTAATGCTCTTGTTGTTATTTGTACTAAATAACTGTCACCATTTACTGCTGGAGCAGGAGCTGGTGTTGGTATAGGTGCAACAGATGTACCAGATAATTCTGCATACTTTTGTCTAACTATATTCCAAAATCTTTCTAGTCCCATATCAAGTGTTCTATGAGGACAATATTTACCACTTCTACTTTGATGTGTATTTACAACTTTTGTTCCTATTGTATCTACACCCCATCCATATTGAAGCATAATTCTTGCAGTTAATTCAGCAGCATTTCTTTCGGCTGCTTCAAATCTTGCTCCTCCTGATTTACTATAACATATTTCTATTCCTATTGTTTGTCTATTTCCAAATCCACCACCATCACCAGCATGCCAAGCATTTCTATTATGTTCTATTGCTTGAACAGCTCTTACATCATCTACTGCCCAGTGGTATGATACTTTATTATTATTTGTAATCATATATGATACTTCATTTTTTGCAGAAGCATCATTAGCTGTATTATGAATGGTGATTCCTTGTGGATTCATTTCATAGGGTGCTTTACACCAATATTTACTTGATGGGCATAACATTTTTACTATTTCCATTTTACTTTTCCTCCTCTTTCTCACCTTTACTTTTTTCTTTTTCTAAAACCTTTGTAAGTTCTTGAATTGTAGTTTGTAAATCATTTATTATCATTCTAACAACCTCTGACCTATCTCCTATATCTAAATAATTCTTTGCCATTCCAAATTGATAAGCTGGATAGGTATGTTCTGTATCAACAATGTGTGTAATACCATCTTCCTGTACTTTAGTTTTTTGATACCATGTTTTATGAATTTCAAACTCAACATCATTACTTAACCTCATTGTAGATTACCACCTTTGTTATTGATTAACCTTGTGCTTCTTCTTCACTTTCAACACCAATGCCATCTTCAATCTTTTCAGACCAATCATTAGCAGGGTCATTCATACATTGTTGTCCCAATTCCTCATTGTACTCAATAATCTCATTAGGTTCTAACCAATTCTTTTCTTCCATATTCTTCTACCTCCTCATAGAATATCTCATTAATATTTTACAGAACAAAAAAAGAAACTCCTATTTGAGTTTCTTTTAAATCTCAATCTCTAATTATACTACGTCCCAATAATCTAATAATTCTCTTACTGTACTTATATTTTCTGTTGGTGGTATTTGCCCTAATGAATCTTCTATAACATTTAGTATATTAGATAATTCTAAATCCTCTGGTAAATTCATTAGAAAATCTACAAATTTTTCAAATAATTGTTCTTCATTCATTGATATTACCTCCTTCCATTAACCTAAAGTATATATAATAAATCTTTCTTCTGGGAATATTCTATAACAATTATCTTCTTCTCTTGCTATAAAATCTTCATCAGATTCTTCTTCATCTTTAAAATCGTCAAAGTCACCATAAGAACCATTTACTAATACATTATCTATTACTGCCATTGGATTATAATTGATAAATCCTAATTGCTCATCAATAATTTCCATTAGTTCATCCCATACTAAATCTGGTACTTCTCCCCATGATTCTTTTACCCATCCTGCTCTTGCATCTAGAGCACTTTTATAAACTTCTGGTGCATTATGGAATATTTCTTCCCATTCTCCCTCATCTAAATAATTTGTGTATCCATTTCCATTCCATTCTTCTGCCATTTCATAAATATTGCTATTTTCAGTAATATATGTGTCTACTACTTCAAATACTATTTCTCTTATTTCATCATAATCACCATTTGTATAACCAAAATTTTCTAAATCTTCAGATGATATAAATGTATCAGTAAATTCATCTGTTGCATCATCCACATCTCTGTATCTCATATCATCATCTAACTCACACCAATTTTGTATTAAATCTCTTAATTCTTGTTCTTTCTTTTCCATATTAAATCCTCCAATTCAATTTTAATCTATACTTATAATACTATAAGTTTTAAAATATGTCAAGCATTTTTTAAAATTTTTAAAATTTCCTAAACTTTTTCATCATTAATATTTTACAGAACAAAATTAAATATTCATAGATTTAGTATTCATCTACTTTTTTCAAAAATTTGGTTACTGTATAAATCTCGCCATATTCATCTACAATTTCAACTTTATCTTTATACTTTTTCATAAATTCTTTAAATTGTTCTTTACTTCTTGGGAAACTGTACTCTTTTAATTCCAACCAACCATCATAAGATTTTTCTTCATTTATTTGTTCAATATCATAATATCCGTCTGGTACTGAATTTAACTTCCAATGAAAACCACCACCTGAATATGTACCTATTTCTATTTTAATATCTTCTATTTCTGATAGGTACACTTTCTTTAAATGATAGTCTTCAGGTTCATCTGGATAACCACCATACCAACTTGCTGCATTACAAAATTGCTTATTAAAATTATCTTCATTTATAATATTTTGAGTAATATTAGTAACTTTAGTATATAAATCCTCTGCAATAATTTCTAATGCTTTATTTATTATACTTTCAGTACCTTTTATTGTTTTTCTTATAGTATTTAATTCTTTATCATCTTTTAATCTCATATAATAAGTTGTTGACATATTATCTATCCTTTCTGTATCTATTTAATTTTCTTTCTATTTCATATACAATTTCTGTATTAATTTGTTCTGTACTTATAGGATTGACTGTGTACCAATCTTCTCCTAAAAAGAACCTACATAATTCATCTACTGCTGTTTGTGCTGTCATTAGGGAAGGAAACATACCATAGTCCTTCATATCAGTTAGATGGAATAATCTGTCAAAAGTTTCTCTTTCTGTTTCTTTTCTTTTAGGTATAATCATTACTTACCCTCCTTATGTTCTTTTATTAACTCGTCTATATCTCTTTTTAAGTTTTCTATTACTTCTGGTTCTAGTTTAGCAAACATATCATCAATTTCTCTATCATCTATTTCATTTTGTTGTTGTACTTTTAGACTTATTAGTTCTAATTCCATATCATTTATCTCATCCTGTCTTTTGTATAAACAATATTTATCCTCTACTTCTTTTTGAGTACCTATATGACAACCCACTGGGTCAGAAACAAGCATACCATCTACAACTATTAAATTACTTATAACTACTAAAATATCATCGTCTAATTCTTTTTTATTTTTATCTTCATCTATGTATGTTGCAAACCCCTGTATCAGTACAAAATGGTTTGATGTCAACCTTTTATAAATATCTCCTAAGTGCATAATATACCTCCTAATCTTCTAAATAATTATTTTCTAAATACACATATCCAAAATCTAATAATACTATTAATATAATCCATAATAACCAAAATCCAGTTACAGCACCAGTAACACTTGTTTGTCTATTTCTTATGACTTCATCAATACTACTATTATAATAAAATTCATTATCTACTATTGTATTATTTTCTATATGTGTAAACAACACACCATTAAAAGATATTGGTATTGCATAATATTTATATCTAATATAATAACTTTCCTTTACAGTATCTATATATTTATCATTGTTGAATTTAATTGTATTATAATCAAATATAGAATTTAAAAACTTAAATTGATTTACGTGTTTAATTTCACTAGACACATAATCCCATTCCCAGTATGTTTCTGTTGTATAATATGTTTCTGTTTTAGTACCACCATTACCATCTGGAACTGTTCTTGTATGTTCTACTTGTCTTGTATGTTTAGTATATTCTTCTTTAACCTTCTTTATATAAAAATATTTTCCATTAATTCCATCATAGGAAACACCATCTATTCCCTCAACAATTCCTGACGCTAATACATATCCTATATTTGTTTTTAAAGCATAACTAAACATATCCATATCATTATCTACCTTTAATGATTTATAATATTTATCATTTGATTCATCTATACTATTTCTAATTGAACTTGCAATAAAAAATCCAATACCAATTAAAAATAAAGTTAATGCAATAGTAATCATTATTTCTCTCTTAGTAACTTTAAATTCCATTTTAAATTACCTCTAATTATCTTTAAATAGATTTCTTGGAGCATCTTCTGATGCATCATATTCAAGATAATCTGTATCTATTTTTTCAAACCCCATCATATTTAATATCATATTATTTGGAAATTTCTTAATATACTTATTATATTTCTTAACTTGAATATTATAATTATTTCTATGCTCTGCAATTAAATTTTCGGTTGTAGATAATTCTGTCATCAATGTTTTATAATTTTCATTTGACTTTAATTCTGGATATTTTTCTGCAACTGCATTTATTAATACCTGTGCTTCTTCTACTTGTCCGTTACTTGCTTTTGTTCTTGCTTCCACTATTTTGGTCATAGTATCCTGCTCATATTTATTATAACTTTCAACTGTATCTACTAAATTATAAATTAAATCTTCTCTTCTCTTTTCTTGTATATTAATACTTGATTTACTTTCTTTAATTTGTTCACTTAAACTTATTGCAGTATTATTTATACCTGCAAACATTCCTATAATTAGTATCAATAATCCAAATGCTATGCCTAACATTATCAAACTCTTTTTCATCTCTATTCTCCTTCCCTACATTGACTATATGTTATTGTAGTGTCTTCATAATCTTTAACATTTATTTCAGTTAAATTAGGTCTTTTTAATAAATCTGCAATTTTTGTTGTAATTACTGTTTGCATACCTTGACCATTACAAGGGCATTCTGTGATAAAGGGTGCTAACACTCTCTTACATATAGGACATTGCCAACCTTGTTGTGCTCCTAGTTGCATATATCCTGATGTATAATTTTTTGTTTCTTCTGTTGTCTTTGAAAATTCCATTAATATACACCTCCTTCATCTGTTATATTACTTATTAATATTTCTTCTATTTCATCTTCAGATACATAATAATTTCCTGTAACTGCATTTAATACATAATCTATAACATCTTCTGGACAATCTCCTAAAATATTTATTAGTTGATTTGCATAAAATGTAACATTTTTAATATCTTCTTTTTCCATCTTATTTGTCCTTTCCATATTTTCCTATACTCACATTTAATGGACTTACATCAATAATTCCTAGTTCATGTTCTTCTATAATTTCTTCATGATTTTTAGTTGTCACTATTTTTGCTCTTCCGTTGTGTACTTTTATTTCTGTTAAATAATAATCATCAAAAGATTTTTCAAATTTTACTAAACAACTTCCTGTATAGTATTTTGTATATCCATATACTTCCCTATCTGCCATATCTATACCTCCTATATTTCATATTGACATTTAACACAAGCATCTACATTGTTTGAAAACATCATTCTTTCAATAATCTTTCTATCTTTATTTTTCTTTAATGGTTTAGTTATTTCTATTAATATACAACTTGTATTTTTAGATTCTACAACTCTATTACATATTATACCATTCTTAAATCTAGCAGAAAGAACACTGTTATTTTCAAAATCATAATTATATTGTTCTTTTAGTATTTTTATAAGTTCTTCGCAAGACTTACTATTTGCATCATTTTTATTTATAAATGTAGATGCTGCATATACAAGTGCATCTCTTCTTGAATATAAATGTTTTAAATAAATATAATCGTATAGTCTTTCTTTTGGTAAATTAAATGCTTTTACCTCAAATATTGATTTTAATAATTTTTGTTTATAAACAGATGTATCTAATATATGTTCTAAATGTCTATTTTTATTTTTATATTCCTGTTGTTTAATTTCATCTTGCAAAGCATCGTTGAATATACTTACAGCTTTACTTGCAACTACACTTGATATATAGCTTATTGTTTTACTTCCCTTTAACAGAGATAGTGTACCATTTCCATTTATAGGTACAAATATTAAATCTATTTCATTATGACTATAATACCCTAATGTACAACCTGGTAATTCTCTACATAATGTTCTCACAGTCTGAACCATTGCAGATGAATATACAGCATCATAAGGTTTTTTAAACTCTTTACAAAACTCCTTAAACTCTTGTTGTTTTACCCTTACTATATAAGGTTCTGTCTTAATTATTTTTAATTCCTTATCGCTTTCATATATTCCAAAAATCTCACTCAATTTAATCATTTCTTGTTTAATCATTTTTATAACCTCCTCTATACTTTAAATTAAACCTCATTGATAAAACTATCAAATGATTACACTCATTGCAACAAATACCATCGTTTACTGGATAAGCATTATTCCCATATCCCTTAAATTGTTTATCACAAATACTACAAATTTTGTCTTCCATATTAACTTCTTCACATATCTCATTCAAACGAGAATTGGTTTATAGGTAATTTTAAATAATTTATATATTAATCACCTAGCAATACATTATTCTTTGTTACTTTTCCACCTAAAAACTCTATTCCAAGTTTCTTAATATAATCCATACAAGCATTTATCTCATGCATATCAACTATAACATCCCCCATTGCTTTCTTAGCATATATTTTATCATATATATTCTCATCATAGGTATCTTTCATAATTAAATTAGTAACTGTAACACTATTTTTACTTGTAATTCTATGACACCTATTAAAACACTGTTCAAATGTTGCATAATCCCATAGTATTGATATAAATACTACTTGTGTAGTATTAGGCAATGAATGTCCAGCACCTAATGTTTGTGTTTGTGCAAATATAACACTAAACCCATCTGTATTTTCATGTGTATTTATTACATTCATTATTTCATTTCCCATACCACCTACAATTTTTTTAGGGCTATATTCTTTAAAATAATCCATTGCAATATCTATTGCTTGTGTGAATTGACAAAATACTAATACTTTTTCTCCATTAGATTTAGCCTCATCTAATATATCTTTTAATCTTTCAAATTTTGTAGACTTTTGTATTTGTGTACTTAATAACCCTGTATGTGTTGTACATTGTCTAAGTCTTGTTAATATAGACATTAGTGTTGTTGGTACATTTATTTTATCTAGCAATCTTCCTCTAGGTACTAAATCTATCAATACATTTTTATTTTTTGATTCTATACCATTTAATTCATTTCTTATCTCTCCAGTAATCTCATCAAATACTTTCTGTTCATCGCTAGACATTTCAAGAATTTCATTTTTAAATACAACTGGTGGTAAGTCTTTAGCAACTTCCTCTTTAGTTCTTCTAATAAATGATTTATGTAATATAGATTGTAATTCTTCTATATTTTGAAATCCACTAAAACCTCCGAATATATCTTTTATCAAATATCTTTCGCTGAAATTCCAAAAACTAGAGTTTATCAATCCTACAACTCTCATAGGTACATATAAATTAAGTGGGTCTTTTACTACAAGTGTTCCTGACATACCTACTTTCATTGCTTTATCATCAAGTTTTATAAGCATTTTACTTTGTTGGGCTTTTGAATTTCTACACATGTGTATCTCATCTATAATTATTAAACCTAAATCTCCGTTTTCTATGTGTGTATTAAGTGCATCTACGATTGTATCTTTCAGTTTCTCTTCTTCTTTAGAAGCTCTCAACTTCTCTATATTTATTATCCAAAAGAACTCTTCAGGTTTATCTTTAATCTGTTCTTTTGTTTCATTTATAGACATATCATATAACTTATTTTTAGTTTTTTCTGTTTTTCCATACCTAGTTCCTAATATAACAGCACTCTCATTTGTAAATTTCCCTATTTCATTTAACCAGTTATATTTCAGAGAATTTATGCAGCAAACTACTAAACAATGTTTTATTTTATTATCTTTTTTATAAATATTGGCTAATTGAATAGTTTGGTATGATTTACCTAACCCCATTGTGTCTCCTAGTATCCAATTTCTGTGTCTTAAACCATATTTAATACCTTCTAACTGATATGGATATGGTTTAAATTTACCCCAATCATGTTCTTCTAATAACTTTGTAAGTTCTGCATCTGCTTTTCTTCTAGGTCTTTCGTTTAAATAATATATATCATTATTAAATAATGTTTGTATTTCTGTTAATATTTCTTCTGTATAGGGTACTTCCCATTCCTTATCATCTTTTAGATATGTACTATTCCAGAAGTTTTTAATTTTATCTTTATCCTCCCAAAATGTAGTACTTCCTTTTGGAAATTTTATAAACATACTATTTTGGGTTAAACTTTGGTTTTCTGCTGTACCAAATTCTAATATAATCATTATAACCATACTCCTTAATAATTATTTCTTATTTTTAATTCTTGTCCAATATGTAAATTTGCACTATCTAAATTGTTATCTTGCTCAATTATATATACAACTTCTCTAACATCTCTATTTGTAGAAACATCTTCTGCAATATTCCATAGTCTATCTCCATCAGATACAATATATGTTGAGAAATCTCCTTCATATTTTAGAGATATATTCCCACTTAACCAACTTGCAAAAGAAACAGTAAAACCTGTAATAATTGTAAATAATAGTATAGATTGTATAATTAACTTTCTTATTCTTTCCTTTCTTTTTCTTAATTGTACCTTTCTTTTAATTTCTCTTGTATTCATTTTCTTTCCTCCATCCTAAAATTTATTTTATTACTTCAATTAATTTATTTATAATAGCATTTACTACTTTAGTTTTGTTTTCTACTCTGTTTAAGTATTCGCCTATTACTATTTCTTCATAATATATGTCGTTATCTTTGTCATATATACTTATATAGATTTTATTGTTTTCTAATCTTTTTTGTTTATCTTCTATTACATCCATTTTACCAGTTATTCCTACACCATAGTTACTATTAGAAAATTCTGATATGGACTTACTCATTTCTCTTGCAACGTTAGGACTATATACAGTGTACTTTTCTATAGTCTCAGGTAATACTCCCATTTTTATTTTATATT